CTTTTCAATCCTCGCATAGCCTTTTCACCAGCCGATTTTAAACCTCGTACTGCTTTTCCTCCGACAGATTTCAAACCTCGTGCTGCTGCTTTAAAGATATTTCCAAAGAATCCCATATATTATTAAATAATATTTTATTTTTTAGAAAGCTCGGCTCCGAGAGCAACACCTCCCGCTGTTGAACCTAACCCAACTAAACCAGCACCTCCTACTTGTACGGCTCTACCAACCATATAATCTGTCGCTGCGTCACCTGCTACTTCCGCTCCACTACCTAATGCTGATTTGGCACTTGAAAATAATTTTCCTAGTCCATTCAATATTTTCTTTTTTACACCTCTATCGGCAACAGTATCTGCTTTCATATTTTTAATAATATTTTTTAATTGATTACCATCTTTGGCTTTTTGAAAAGGTATATTTTTTAATGCTTTTATAAATTGAGATGCTTGTGCCTTTCCAACGCCTTCCTTATAAGCTCCACCTAATAATGCTTTCATTCTGTCGGCAGTACTTCTTGCTCCCCATGTTTTAATCATTCCACTTAATACTGGGGAAACCTCCGTTGCTTGACGTACGACGTTTTGTAATCCAGTGCCGACTTTTTCTGTTTTTTGAGCCACTTGCTTAATTCCTTTTCTTGTACCTCTTGCTACCGTTTTAGCTCCTTTGGTCACTGTCTGGGCTACATTTTTTGCTCCTTTTTTAACTGCTTTTCCTAATAAGGCAGTCACTACTGGTTTTAAAAAATTTAACATTATAATTTATGTATATATAATTATTTCATACTAAAATAATATTTAATTGTTTTTATAGATAATTCTAATCTTTCAATTTTTTTTTTATTTTTATTATTTTCATTATCATTTTTAAAATTAGCGAGTCTTTCTTTTAAAAAATTTATTGTATCATTTGCTATTTCTACATCTTCATCAGTTATACCATTATACCAATCCGCCCATGTTTTATATGCCATATTATATATTAATCAAATATTAAAATTATATCTTTACATACTTTTTCAAAAATTAAATTTTTCTTTTTTATTCTTTGACCTTTTTTATTTGTATTATTTGTATTATTTTTATTATATGTTTTCCACTTTTCTTTATTATTTGAATAATAATTTTTCATATATTCAATTCTATCTTCCATTAATATATACATTCATTAAAATCTTAAAACAAACTCCCCACCCTTCTTTTTAAAATTAACTTTTTCTTTTGTTTTCATTTTTTCAATTTCTTTCTTTTCTTGTTTTGCTATTTTTCGATAATCATTTTTAGTTAATTTACGTCCACATAATGTTCTGCAATAATAATATAATATTTCTTTACTCATATATTTATAATGTGGTTGTAATAATAAATAATCCATTAACTCTCCATAATCTTTTTCATTAACAAATTTATTATATAAAAATTTGTTATTAGTATCTCCCTCATAATAATCTAATGATTCATAATATTCTTTCATTTCTTTTATTTCAATATTAGGATTTTCTTTTACTGGTACAATATCATAACCTAACATATTATTATATTTCATAGCATTACATTCCTCTATTGTTTTTTTTCTTGGTATCACGTGTTCTATTACCTCGTGCTTATACATCTATATTATATTATAATATTTTAATCATATGCTTCTATCCGTAAATGTAAAGAATAATCATTTACATTATTTACTAAAACTAAATCGGCATTATGTGCATTTGTTATTCTTATATTAATATTTCCTACTGGTAGGGATCCTATATTTATGCCATTATAATTATTTGATGCTGTAATTCCATAATCACTTGCTCCTTGTTTAATGCATGTTATTAATAGATTAGAGGATCCACTACTCGATGTATCATAAGAATTAACTTGACTTTGTGTTGTTAATCGTACACAAATTATTTCTTCTGGAGATAATGTTTTAATTGCTATATTAAAATTTTCAACAAAAACTCTTATATATCTTTTATTACCTATAAATGATGGAAGATTGATTTGATAATCAGCATTAGCCATAGACACGGAATTAGCGTGACGATTCTGTGAGAAAATATCAATTTTAGCGGTGTATATCTCTTCGGTGTTTGTTAAACTCATTTTATATATAATATTAATGTATATTTTTTTTTTATAATATTATATTGTATTAAATTATAATGAGCAGAAGTTTAAATGGGCGAGGTTCTTCAACCAGTAATATTTATATTAATAATATGTTTGAGGATGGGGAGTCTATCGAGATAGACCAAACATCATCAACAACAAAAGCCAAAGTTTCCGTAGCAATGAGAAGTAATACAGAAGCCACCACAACTTTGAATGATACTGACCTCGTTATAGTGAGTGATGGAACTACCGGAAAGATTGTAAAAAGGATTACTGTTGGAAATCTTAAAAATGCTGGGTCACACTGGCATTTAGATTCTTCTAATTTATATCCAGATAATACTGGTTATAATTTACTCGTTGGTACTGAACAAAACACTGGAGGAGCTGATACATCACAGTGGTCACAATTTAGATGTGATGGAAAAGCCGAAATAACAGGCGATTTAACACTTGGGGCATCTATCAAAACTGGAACTGGGACTCTCACTTTACCATCCGGCAGTAGAACTCTTGCGACACTGGATAAAGCAGAGGTTTTTACAAATAAGACTTTAACATTACCAAAAATTAGTGAAGCATCTGGAATTGAGACATATCAAATAGCAGGAGGCAGTATATCAGCAGATAGAATAATTACACTTCCAGCATTAACTGGAGATGATATATTAGTGACTGCAGATTTCATACAAACATTAAAAAATAAAACATTAAATAATAGTAATACATTAAATAATTGTGTATTTGATGGATTACAGATTAAAGGGTCTGGATTAGGGGCTTCAAATAAATATACAATTAGTGCTGGTGCTATTGGGGGCAATTATTCTTTAAATTTACCAGTAATAACAGAAACCGACACATTGGTGACCACTGAATTAACACAAGCAATAAGTAATAAAACATTTTCAAGTTGTACTTATACAGCTCCAGTATTCACATCGTTAGTTGTAAATGACCCAAATAACACCGCTATAACTATAACAGCAGAAGATAGTGCCAATCCACAGAGTCTAACTATACCACCCCTACAATCAAACGTGAGATTTGTGGTAGGAGAGTCAACAGTTAGACAAACAATAACCAATACCACGATGGAGAATGCGATTATTAATGATCCAACAATAAAAAGACCTTCAATATTAGATGCTGATTTTTCCCATTCATTTAGGATATTGGGTGGTGGTCTAACAGCAGATAAGGATGTCACCATACCAGCAGTGGCTGATAATACAGAGGAATTTGTAATGACGAAAGCAACGCAATCATTAACAAATAAAGCATTAGTATCTCCATTTTTAACAACGCCAAAAATAAATGATTTAGGAGCAACTCACGAATATCAAATTACAGCACCATTCAATTTGGCAGCCGATAGAGTTATTAATTTACCACAATTAACCCAAGAACAAGATTTCGTATTTTCTAAACACTCACAAACTCTCGAAAGTAAAACACTAAAAGACCCTATTATGAATTTAGGCAGTTCTACTGGAACAACCGGACAAGTTATAGCGAGTAATGGCTCAGGTGGTATTCAGTGGTCTTCTGCAGGAGCTCAATGGACTTTATCAAGTTCAACATTAACAACCTCCGCAGGAACAAACACTAATGTAAATATTGGTGCTATTTCAGGAACTCCTGCTGGGTCAAGATTCGTAGTAAATGGTGATTCTACATTTCAAGGTTATATAGCAGCAGGGTCAATAGTAAGCACACAAAATGCTGGATTTTGGCTTACAAATAATGTAGATTTTAATATAACAAGTGCTAATACGTGGTATATTTTTATGGGGGGGACTGGAGATCTCCACTTTCAATTCGGTACATCATTAGGGGGTACAGCCTTAAAAGGTTATGTAGGCACTTCTGCTTCAAGTGGTTCGTATCAGCAAATGAATTTCACAGGACAGCATAGGTGTATTACTGAAAATCAGTCAATAATAGATAATATAGATGATTATATAGGATTAGTTGTTATATCCACTGGTAAATATAATAGTATAATACACGATAATAATGAAAATGACCCAAGCACAGATATAATAGATGTTAATGAGGCTCAGCCCATAGTAGAATTATCTAATAAAGTAAGAGATAAAAGAGTTTATGGTGTAATTTCTAATGTAGAAACAAAAGATAATCAACGAGAATATGGTACTGGTTTATTTATGAGTGTTGTAAATAAAAAAATAGAAAAACAAAGATTATTTATTAATTCTGTTGGAGAGGGTGGCATAAAAGTATGTAATGAAAACGGCAATATATCTAATGGAGATTTACTAACAACTTCATCGAAAGAAGGATTGGCTATGAAACAAAATGACGGTATTGTAAAGAATTATACAATAGGCAAGGCAACACAAGATTATATATTTACAGGGGATACAGATTATAAGTTAATAGGGTGTTGCTACTACTGTGGATGAAAAATTATAATTTAAATAATATATGTACGAAATTTCATTATGCGAAGTCGAAAGGATAAAAGCCGAAATTATAAATGAGATGGAGTGGCATAAAGAGGAAGAAGAAGAAAAATATAGATCGCACTGGTGCTGCTGGTGTTTATTATAAAATATGTATTATATATATTTAAACCACCCTCCCCGCCTAAATCAACCTAAATCGTAATTTTGATATTAAAACATATCATTCTATTTATTTTTTTTCAAAATAGCGATTTAGGTTGGTTTAGGTGATTTAAGTTTAAATAGTCTAATATTCATTAATAATATATTAGTATATACCCTTATTAACCTAAACCACCCTCAAATTTAAAGGGCGGTTTATGTTGATTTATGTTGGTTTAAGTATGTAGAATACATAAAATTAACAATAATAACAATAATAACTATAATTAAAAAAATTAACAATAAAATTAAACAATCATATTTTTTTTCTTACATATAGTATAAATGGCAGATATTGATAATAATGATAATGTTGAGAATGTTGAGGAAGAAGAATCCGAAGAAATAATAGAAGAAACTCCTAAAAAATCTAATTCAATAGAAAAGAAAAAAAATAATAGAAAATATATAATGACTCCTGCACGTGAGAAGGCTATACAAAGAATGCGAGAGGCAAGAGAGGCAAATATAGCAAAACGCAAAGAAGAAAAGGATGAAATGTTAAGTGTACTCGAAGAAAAAGAAAAAGTTAAAAAAAAAATTAGAAATAAAAAATTAGGCAAAATACAAGAAGAAGAAGAAGAAGATGAAGAAGAAACCACTAAATTATCAAAAGAAGAATTAAGAAAAATTAAAGCTCAAGAAGCAAAGAAAATACGAAATTTAAAATTAGAATTAAAAAAGAAACAGAAAAAGAAAAAGGTTGTTTATGTTGACGATGATGATGATGAATATGAAGAAGAAGAAGAAGAAGAAGAAGAATCATCCTCGAGTGAGGAAGAAATAATCGTAAGAAGAAAAAAGAAATCAAAACCAATTAAAATACCAAAAAAGAAAAATTTAGAAATAGAAGAAGTACAACAACAAACACCTTTGAAACCCTCCGCGTCACATAGGGAGCAATTAGGATTGACACCTATGGAATATCAACGATATTTAGGATTTTAATCTCACAATCCTCACATTCCTCCATGTTAGGCTTATGCTTACATACCCTTTTATGTTTCGACATATTCCACCTTTGAATGAATTTGTCACAAAAGTCACATTTAATAGGTTTTGATAAATGTGCTTTTTTATCTTCAATAAAACACATAAAACTATTTAATGGTGGATTATATATTTTTCTGTATTGTTCTTCAAATATTCGTAATATATCTTTATTATTTTCTGGAACAATAATATTCTCACATAATATATTAAATTCAAAATTATTCCATCCATAGTGATTTATATGTTTATATAATTTTCTATCGGTTCTTATTTTACTTTCTGATCTATGATTATTTATCCTTTTCTTTAATTTTCCACAACTGCCAATATATAAAAGTTCTTTTGAATGAATATTATTAATGCTATAAACACAGTTCATTATATTTATTATATATATAATAATTTTACAAAAAAAACGAATTATGATAAAATTATAATTCATATTTAGTTTTAGTGTCTTTAATATTATCAAAATCTATATTAAAATGTGATGCTTCAAACCACGAAAAAATCCCATGTTCCATTTTATAATTTAACTTTAAAATTTTATAAATAAAATCATTTATTTTTTTTTCATTAGAGATATGTTGACTCAACCGTGTTTTTAATAATTTTACGCCATTTTTATTATTTAATAAATGATTAACATATAACATCATAAAATAATTTATATCAGTATAACCATTACATACAGGATCCTCACAAAAATCATTAATTATATTTTTATCAACTAATACTTTCATAAATTTCTCAGTATCTTTTAATAATACTTTTACAATTTCGTCATCTATATAATACATAATTATATATATAATATTATATAATCTATATATAATTTTTATCATATATATATTTATATGTTGCAGAACCTTCCATTAGAACTAATAGATAAAATACTAAAACATAGAATAAAATATATTGAGGATATTGTAGAATATAAATATATAAATAAACAAATTTATACTTTATTAAATGATAAATATTATTATCAATTTATATTAAATGAGTTTATGTGTAGATATAAAGTATTAGAGTCACGTACCACATATTATCAAAATAAAGTTATGAGATTAGATTATGTTTTAAATTATGAAAGTAATGACGAAAGTAGCAGTTATTTTGATTTAGATGGGCTTTCTGATGAAAGTGATTTTTCTATTGGTACATTAAGTCCTTAATAGTCCTTAACAACTTTTATGCCCTTTTGAATGTGTTTTATCTGAATTTTTAATACCGATATTTGACGCACCATAATCAGTTGGCTTTTGTCCTTTTTTCATTATATACTTATTATAATATTTTTATTTTACTTTTATTTTTACATTATGTTCTTTTTCATATTTTTTAATTGCTTTATATAATGTTGGTTCTGACCACAATAATTTTCTTGAATGATATATTCCAGAATGTTTTGAACCCCAATTTTTATCTTGTTTATGTCGAGCTATCCAATTTTTTTTTTTAGTATTATCTTTATGATCTATATATGTACTGCCCACATCTGAACCGAAATGGTGACCATGATCTATCATATCTATAAAATACCTCTTGCCCTTTCTATTTGATTTTTTTAATATATATGTTTTCATATATATTTAATAATATATTATCCTCGTAATTTTAAATTTTTAGCACTTTTAAATAAACCACGTGCACCTTTCGAGACGGCTTTACCTCCTCTCCCAATTGCTTTTGCTCCAGAACCAACAGCTCCTAACGGCAGGACACCCAATCCGGCGAAAGACGCATTCATAATCTCGTCCGCTGATCCACTAGCCAACGCCTTTTGTTTCTTTTTATTTCCTATGAGTTCTGTAAAATAACCAACACCAGTGGGGATTGCGAGTGCTGCCCCAGAAGCCAATGTCACTGGGCTGAACCCAGACCAATCTCCCATCTTGGAGCCGAGACCTTTTTCTTTATCCCATTTTTCAATTGCTTTCATAGGAGCTTGTACTAATTGTCCTGCTTTTTTAAATCCTTCTTCCCAGGCTCTCTTTTCTCCAAACTGCTCAACATTGTCACCTATTTCCTTAAAGCCTTTTTTAACCTCTTTAATTGCGGATTTCACTCCTCGCACAGCACTGCCTGCCACCGATTTGACTCCTCGAGCTGCCTTTTTGGCTGTCTTTGGTATAGTCTTTGTAAAGAAATCTCCTATCGAGTCGAAGAATCCCATATTTATATATTATATCAATAATATATTAATTTTTTTCAATATTTTCATTATGAAAATTTTGTAAATTATTGACTAATGATAATTTACCTTCCTCTTTTTGTCTTTTTGATTTAATATCATTTAAAATTGCCCTTTTAGCCATTTCACTTTCTATTTTTTGAGTTTTAATTTTAGTATCTAATGTGACTTGTGATGTTCTGTTTTTTTCACTAGTAGCGTCCAGGTTGCGATCTATAAATTGAAAATCAACTTCTAAAAATAAAGTAAAAGGTATATTATTAAAATCGAGTGCATTATTAAATCTATCTGTTAATGAAATTTCAATAGATTTAATAGATTTTCCAGGTATAACAGATTTAAATGGAAAACTCTCTTCTTGATAATATATTATATTAAAGGGTTCAACATTAATCGGTATAATAACTAATTCTTCGTTGAGTCTTCCATTATCAGTTAAACAATTATCAGTTTTTAAATTTGTCCTAACATGGATACCATCAATACCACCAGTCATATCTAACACACGATTAGATGTAATAAACCCGGACTGCGCAACAGTAATATCATTTTCCGTAAAACCTAAAAATCTCCTTATTGTGTTTGATTTTGTGCCAAATTGAAATGTTCCAGTTGTGGCGGTTCCGGAAGTCAAAGATATTTTTAGAAAATTTTGATTTGGTTGTAGTTCAAATGTATATACTGAACTAAATGTGGTATCTGATTTTATTTCATCACTTAAATATTCGGTTAATGTTTCTATATTATAATTTCCTTCTGGTACTGTAATTGTTATTAAATTTGTTGAGGATCCATCGGTTTCTTGTAAATAAAACATATTATTATTTAATGTTTCAGATAAAGTAAAAAATGAAAATGGGATTATTGCTCTTCGTAAATGTACGACCATTAATTCATTTTGTAATGATGAAATAGATGTTTCTAAATTCCACGTTTGAGTTCCATCGGTATCTCCTGCGACACCATTAGAAGAATTTAATTGTAGTAATATAGGTTGCCTTTGTGAGTTTTTTATTTCTAATGGCATTTATAATTATATATTATATTTTTTTGTCTCATCTTCCGCCACTATTTCTGGTTCTCTTTCTTCTTCTTGTGGTTCATATCTATTAATGATTCTTTGTATATCATCCTCGAAGTCACCTCCTACAAATTCGGCATCTTCTTCTAACATTCCTCTTATATCATCGGCAGTATATAATTCAGTATCACCTCTATCGGTAGGATTTCTATAAACCTCTCCTGCACTATCATCTAACATATCCTCGATTTCAGCTCTTCCATATTTGACTCTATCATCATCTTCTAATGGGTTGTTATACTCCATGTCACCCATAGTATATTCATCATAATTATCAAACATTTCTTTTAATAATTTATCTTGTTGTTCTTCTGATAATTGTTTTATTGTATCTAAATTATCTTTTATAGCATCTGATATTTCTTGAGGTAATGTATTGTCTGCATATTGTGTCATTAAATCACTCATAACTGGTGGACTTTCTCTTGTTGATAATGCTGTCGCAGCAGCAGCAGCTCCAGATAATGTAGCGGTTTGACTTGTACCGGGTGGATCATCTCCACCACCAAATCTTCCTTGTTGTCTACCTTCTAATTTTTCTTTTAAATCTTTTATTTTTTCGGCAGTTTGTTCTAATTTTGTGGCTTTATCTCTTAAACTATCTATTCCTTTTTTAAATAAATCTCGTGGTTGTTGACCGGGTAATTGTCGAGGTTCTTGTAAAGGTCGACCTTTTGTTAATTTATCATATCCTTTTTTTAAACCCATACCTAANCCCGCCAATCCGAGTCCTAATAATGCAGTATTTTTTAAATTAATAGAGGAAGGTAAAGCAGAGCCAACCATACCAACATTGTCACCTCCACCACCCCCAGTTCCTTCATCTTTATCAAATCTTTTTTTCAATATATCAGTTTCATCTAAATTTATAGCACCATAATCTTCTGGGTTATTTTCCGGGTTGTTAATATCTTTTAAACCTAACTGTCTCATTACACTTTGTCTCCTATCATATATTCTCCTCATTTCTAATATTTGAGCTCTATATTCAGCCTCTCTTGGTGTTCCTTTAAATGCTTCTAATGTTTTCTTTGAGGTTTCTTTAAATTCTTCTGGGTCAAACCCTTCTAATTGTGAGTTTAAATCTAATAATTCTGCCTCTAATTGTCTCTTATCTATATTATCTTTTTTATTATCCTTTGGTTTAGATATAAATCGTACTGGATCAGTAAAAATAGGTGCAGTTGCTGGTTGTTCTTCTGGAAGTTTCCAGTGTGTTGTTCTTGTATTGTGGTCTACAAAAAACAGTCTGCCATCTCTATTCCTCCATCTTGCTTCCCATCCGGGTGGTAATGTTGGTGGTGCTTTTTTCTTAATAACTTTATTTTTTTCATCATCCGAAGGTTTTTTATTTTTATTAGGATCTGGGATTTCTGCTATTATATTTTCAGTATCATCTCTTTCTGATTCATCGAGTTCAAACATATTCGTCGATGCTGTTGGATTTGGTATTGGAGTCGCCGGATAATTTACTGCTTCATTATAATTTATTGGTTGATATATTCCCCGCTGTCCCTGTCCTTGTGTTCTTGTGTTTTGTGATAATGGTTGAGGAATTTGTGGATTTGTTGGTCTTAATCCTCTTTGATTATCAGCATCTAAACCTTGCTTTTGTTGTCTCCATCTTGGTCGTGTAGCGTCTTGACTTATAGTTGTAGGAGGAAACATGGAGGGGGTTGATGATGCTGGTGTGTTGCCACCAAACCATCCGGTCTGTGTTGTGTCACTTGTAGGTGTTGGAGCTGATGTTTGTGTTTGAGGCATAGTTGGTGGAGGTGTTGAATCAGATGGGGGTTTATCAGATGGAGGTTTATCATCATCATCATCGTCATCATCATCATCCTTTTTACTTCCACCTAAATCTGATTCTGGGGGTTTTGGAGTTTTTCTTCTTATATTTTGAATTAATGTACCAAATAAACTTTCCATAATCTTTTTTCTAATTTTATCCACTAATAAGGTCACTCCTGCAGTACCACCCATTACTAATAAAGTCGTAATCGCAGGATTATTAATTAATGTTTCTAATATAATAGGTGTAAATCTTGAATTTAATATAGTATCTATTCTTTTAAATCCAGTAATAGAAGGATTTGTTATTTCTTCTTGTATTTTTAATTTTTGTTCTTCTGTAATATCAACAGTTTTAAGTTCTTCATCTATTAATTTATTTATATCTTTTTGTAATTCTGCAACTTTTACTGTGTTTTCTTGTGGAGGCATAGTTTTTTCTTGTTGTTTTTGTATTTNTTCGTTATACATTCTATTATATAATTCTGGAGTTATTCCTAATAAATTAGTTCTTGAACCCCCNCCTAANCCACCTAATAATTGAGTTCTTAAAATAGAATTTAAATTTTGAGTAGGTGTTGGTGCAGCAAANNNCATTTGTCTTCCTACATTATACCTTGCTAAATTGTTTAAAATACCTATATTTTTATTTAAATCTTTTTTTTTATCTCCTCTTTGTGATATTTGTTCTATTATTTTATTTTCTAAATTTTTATATGGTTGTTTTCTTGTACCTTTTGATTTATATAATTTTAATATTTTTATATTACGATCTATTGTATCTGATAAATCTTTTTTCAAATTTTTCTTTTTCCTTTTTATTGCCATTTATAATGTATATAATTATTAAAATATTTTATTTTATTATATTAATGATAATTGAAGAAAAGGATAATAACATCGTGATAAAGGGAGCTAAAATGACCACCGCTGGTAGACCGGACAGTTTGAATCCTATATTAAATTATTTTGGTCTTTCTTTAATTATCGGTTTGAGTCACTCCGGCAAATCATCTTTGATTAAATCTTTATTAACAAATAAAAAGTTATATAATAAAATGTTTCATTCTGTTTATTATATAAGTCCTTCATCAACTATGCCGATAGACTTACCGGATGATAAAAATATAACTCTGGACGAAGAACCATTGGAAAAAATATTAAATAATATAATTAAAAAAGAAAAGGATGAAAATGAAGAAGACCCTGATGATCCACATAACGTGTTAATCGTATTAGATGATGCTGTGAATTTTTTAAAAAAATCAGCAGATGCCACGAAAACTTTTAATAAATTGACTATGAACTCCAGGCATATTTTAGGCAATCATAGTAGTATTATGATTTGGTTAGTTTCTCAACGCATTAAGTCCGTGCCTTATGTCATTCGACAAATGGCAAATTCAATATATTTCTTTAATTCTACCAATGAAGAAAAAAACATAATGACAGAAGAATTTATAGGATTAGATAAAAAACAATCAAAGGATTTAATGGAATATGTATTTGATAAAAAATTTAATTTTTTATATATAAATAACTTTATGGAAAAAAACTTAAAGTATTTTAAAGGATTTAACCAATTAATATTGAAAAATACAGAAAATTAATATATTTTATAATATATGGATATTAAAATAAAGCCTATTTTTTGTCGTATGGGTTCAAAGGCAACATTAAGAAATCTAATACCTAAACATTTCCCTAAAACTTTTAATAAATATGTAGAAGCCTTTGTAGGTGGTGGAGCTATATTTTTTTATAATGATTTTAAAGATAAAAAAGTAATATTAAATGATTTAGATAATAAGTTAATGTTAAATTATAGAAGAATTAAAAGTGGTTTATCCGGTGATATATCTAAATACGATTCTAATGATTTAGATTATTTAAAAAATATATATAACAAAAAAGGGGGTACAACAATGGATAAATTTGTAAGGTTTATTTTAGAGGGGTGTAATACCTTTGGAGGAAAAGGTCAAGGCGCACCACTTTATAAAAATTCAAATCCTGCACCAAAATTAAAAAAATTAGATTTATACAAAAATAAATTATCAGATGTGACTTTAACAAGTAAAGATTATAAAAATGTTATAAAACAAAATGACGGAGTTAATACATTCTTTTATTTAGATCCACCATACGAAAAATCAAAAAGATTATACGAAAAAGGAGTTTTAGATTTAGAAGAATTAAGAGATATAATAAAAAAAATAAAAGGAAAGTTTTTATTGAGTATAAATGATAGTCCTTATACACGGAAACTATTTAATGATTTTAATGTTATATATATAGATGTTAAAGGACAAGGAAGAGGTAATTCTGATATTGGTGGTGATAGAAAAGAATTATTAGTTAAAAATTATGAATAAAAAAATCTTATGATTATATATAATGGAATTAAAAAAGTTAAAAGTTGGAGAATTGAAAACAATAATAAAAAATTATAAATCTAAAAAATTTTTAATCACTGGAAAAAAGAAAGCTGAATTAATAGAAATGGTAAATGGATTAAATTTATCTGATGAAGAATTGAACCAATTAAAAGTACGAGCTAAACCATATAAAAAATGGGTTAAAGTAAATCCTACTAAAAAAGAAGAACCACCAAAGAAGGAAGATGTGAAAACAGAAGTCAACCCGCTTTTTCAAGATAAAAAACCATCCCCCATTGAAATGGAAAAATCAAAAGTAATAAAAAAATCTGGTTCAACTATTAGAAAAAAAGAAGCTCCTCCTATGGTAATGGAAAAATCAAAAGTAATTAAAAAGAAAGGTACAACTATTAGAAAAAAAGGCGCACCAAAAGAAGAAGAAGTTAAAAAGTCAAAAGTATCTAATACCGAAAGAGTATCAAAAGAAATCAAAGAAGAAAAAGCACGAGTTTTTAAATTAATAGATGCTAATAAAAAAAAAATGACTAAACAAGCTCTCGATAAATATGTGACACAATTGGAAGAAATATATGAAGAAGCAACACCACAAATAACAAGTAGTGGACAAAAACTTTCTAATTTAAAATCAGCATTAATTAAATATTTAGATAGTAGAGAAAGGAAAACTAAAAAGAAATAAATGTTATATTTTTAAAATTATAATATAATAAAACTATATATGAGACTTTTAGAAGTTTTTTGTGGAACTAAAAGTTTTGGAAAAGTATTTGAAAAGAATGATTGGGAGGTTGTTAGTGTAGATATAGAACCCATGTGGCAACCAGATATTTTAGTCGATGTATTAGAATGGGATTATAAAACATATAGTAAAGATTATTTTAATCATATACATTTTAGTCCTCCATGTATATTTATGTCTACATTACAATCATCGTGGTACGGAAGATATAAAGGAAGAGGTGAAGATAAATATTTATTTACAAAAGAAATACATATAGAAAAATTAAAAGAAAGTGATAAATTATTATATAAAATAAGAGAGATAATTGATTATTTTGAAAATATAACATGGACAATAGAAAATCCATATCATACAAAATTTAATAATATATCAAAAAGAGGTATATTCGATGATTATGATTATTCAATATGTAATTATTGTATGTATAACTATCCTATAAAAAAACCAACAATATTTTATAATAATTTTGATTTAAAATTAAAGTGTTGCGATGGGTCACATAAACATCAATCGTGGGATGATTTTAGTGACGCTGGTAATTATAAAAAAAAGAAATCGTACAGAATCCCGGAAGAATTATGCGAACATATATTTAATTCAATAATAAGTTAATTATATAAAAAAAATATCTATGATATAAATATAAATATGTTATTAATTGATAAAATTAAAAATACAAGAGAAATAAGTGACAATTCATTAAATACTTATAATAATAATTTAAAAAAATTATATAAATTAATAACTGATAAAGATAAGGATAAATTAGAAGTTGAAGACATGGAGAAATTCAAAAATGTTAAAACTGTAATGAATATTTTAAAAGATAAATTAAAACCAAGTACTCAAAAAAATTATTTGGTGGCTGTTTTAGTTGGTTTACGATGTTGTGAGAAAAAATATGAAAGAGAAATTGACGAGTATTCTTTACAAATACAAAAATTAAGTGATAGTATTAATGATAATTATGATGAAAATTCTAAATCACAAAGTCAAAAAGATAATTGGTTGGATCACAAGGAAATATTAAAAGTATTAAAAGAATTAAAAGCAGAGGTTAATGGAAAAGGTATATTAAATGCTCCTTCTGTTAGTGACAAAGATTTAGATTTATTACAGCAATATTTAGTACTTTCTATTTATTCCGGGAAGTATTTTCCACCAGTTAGAAATGATTTTAGTGATATGAAAATTATAATGGAAAAAAACTATAATGCAGAAAAAGATAAAAAGAATTATTTTGTTGTTAGAAAAGGTAATCCTTATTTTGTATTAAATTCATATAAAACAGCAAGAAAATATGGAACTCAAAAAATAGAAGTAAATAATAATGATTTAAAATCTTTAATAAAAAAATGGATTAAATTAAATCCTACAGATTATTTTTTAATAAATGTATCTAATAAAACACCCATGACTCCAAATGGTATAAGTAAATATATACAAAAAATATTTAAAAGAAAAAGAAATAAAAGTATAAGCTCCTCATTATTACGATCTATATATATCACAGATAAATATGAAAATAATAATTTAACTCAGAAAGAAAAAAAAGATATAGCCAAAGAAATGCTCCATTCTAAAAGTATGTCTGAGCAGGTGTATAATAAAATAGAATAATTAAATGTTTAATTTTTTTTTTAAATTATTTTCTAATAATATATTATAATGTCTAATCCTTCGTCAGTACAATATTCCGTTAATGAGCAGACCGAAGCTCAAAATGCTATTAGTGAACTCCGCATTTTCCGTTCTGAGAATTCTTCTTATGAACCGGAAGTTTCCAATAGTCAAATTGTTATTCCTATAAATTGCTCCAGTGGTTCTTTTATCGATTTCAGTGAAACAACTATTAGTTGGAAAATAACAAATAGAAGTAATAGTGGTACTGGAGGTGGAGCTAATGCTGCCGATGTAATTTTAGATGGAGGTATGTTGGGATCCATAGATACATTAGAAATACGTGGACCTCAATCTCAAACATTAGAATATATCCGATCTTATGGTGAATTAAATGATGTTTTATTTAATTATCAAACTGGAGCTGGACATGCAAAATCTATTGAATCAGTATTAAATGGTATGACTACTGATGGACTCCCTTCCACCCAGAAAAAATTAACTGAAAGTGGTACTGCAGCAACTTCGAGAACCGACGGTGGCAGTGTCACATTAGTGGATAATTTAGTATCTGGTCTTTTAGGAAGCAAGATGCTTTGTCCCTGTGGGTTTCTTACAGGCAGCCCAATGAAGATTGTCTTAACTCT